TGGATTACACGTATATTTCTGACAACTTTTTTATTGAAGATGCAAATAAATTTCCAACAAAATGGAAATCTTATTATGATGTTTTAAAAGGTATTTTAGACATCTACTCATGCCGGATGTACATTGCAAATGGTGTGTATTACATTCAACAAGTACGTAACTTTAAAAACGAAAATATTACTTTTAGAGAATACTTAGTTGATTCAAGTAATAATTATACTTATACAGAGGGGGTTTATGCGCATCAAAGGGATGTCGGAAACACAACGGAAGATTTCAATATTTTAGCAGGTGGAACATTTGGTTATTATGCCGGTGCCTACAAAGTTAAGATGGAACAAAAAAGACATTTTGAAGGTAGCCACATAAATCAAGATGTTAAAAGCGTAATTGCAAACGATGATCCTACGTCACAAGATTCTTATACATTCCCAATAGGAAAGATAAATGGTGATGGTTTAGGAAATATACAAGTTGCGATTCCAATCTTTGATTCACATGGCCGTGATAGTATTCTTGATGGTAACACATTTGATGACACATTTTTAAATCCTATAAAAGTAAACAACTATGTTGTCAAAGTTATGGTGGCTATTTATAGCACAACCGGCAATAGATATTTGAGGGGAACAACACCAAGAAATTCATCGCAATACGAAACAGAATGGACAGATGATTTAGTTGTTCCAACGGATGAAAGGAATGTTGTTAGATACGTTCAAAGTGGCGGAAACAATACAACTTTATTTGTAAACACTCCGGTTATTAATTTTGACGATGATTTTGAAATTAGTATCACTTTTGAATATATTGGAAGAAATGCAAAGATAGGTTTGTTGCAATATGCAAAAGCAATGGATGTTACCAGAGTGCGCATATTGTTTCCATTGACTGAGGTAAATGAGAATTATGACAAATACATTGAGTTAGACAATCCAACAGGATTCTTTACAAAGGAAGTTGAACTTGATCCTTTGTTGTTTATAGATAGTGCAGCAGATACAAGCACAGTTGTCAAAATACAAATCAATGAGTCTTATAATTCTGGGGGGCTTTCATTAGTACCAACAACAACATTTGATGGTGGATTTCTTCAAGAAAATGGTGATCCATTGTATTTGTTCCTTTCTATCATGAGGGTGTATGAGGCAATGAGTTTGCAATACAAGCCAGTTGAAAGAATGATGTCAACAATAGTAGGTGATTATTATCCTTTTTATTCACTTGCTTACAATGACAAAGTGTATGTGTTTAGCGGTTGCACCAAAGACTACACAATGGATGAAGTGCAAGGTGAATGGTTTGAGGTTATTTCCGCAATGCCAGCAGCATCACACAAAATAATAACGGACTACATTGGAACAGTTGATGATATTAAACCATTTAGTGGTGAGGAAAAACACAACACTGTTGGTGCATTTAATTCAAGGGATGCAATTGGATTTATAGACAATGTTGAAGCAGGTGTACATGATACACTACCTATTAATCCTTATGCAGGTGATAGACTTTTCAAAGGAGATATTATAAGTATTTTTGATCCTAACAATACAAGTGAAATTGAATACTTTACTTTGCGTGAAAATGTGGATGTTGGAGATACTGAAATACTTGTTCAACTAAAAACAACCACTTTTCCAATGCGCGAGGGCAGCATTATTGTTTACAAAAAAGGTGAAACAATGGAATCAAATAAGGTTCGTGCAAATATCTTCCAAATGAAAGGCAACGCACTTAATCCAGAAACGGCAGGTGATTATTTACTTGCGGGTGAGTTTGTTTTTTACGATAAACACGCATATTTCAAAAGTCCATACGATGGGTTTCTTTACAAATTCAATGGCGCAAAATTTAACCCTTAATGCCATCAATGCCTAAAAAGGTGTATGGCTTTACACCACAAAAACAAAACAAGCAGGCAGAGCAAAAGAACTGGCTTAAGGATAAGGAACACGAAAAGTTCTATAATTCAAAGGCGTGGCGGCACCTATCTTTAAGCTACAAAATGAAACATCCAGTGTGCGAGGTTGAAGGGTGCAATCAACCATCATATTACACTGACCACATTATTCCAATGTCACAAGGTGGTGATGAATGGAACGAAGATAACTTTCAAGCATTATGTAAAAGTTGCAACGGAAGTAAAACCGCAAAGCAAAGAATGTTAAAATAATTACAATTAATACAAAAGTGATTTAAAGATATTTGCAACAATGATAGGCGGTGCAATATATTATCTTCTAAATGTTCCTGCGATTACCAACTTGGTAGAGCAGTTGAATTATGGACTTGCACCACAAGAGAACTTGTTTCCACGTATTGTAATAACCGAAAGAAGCACACCGGAAAATTACAAAGATGGGTATTCAATTATCAATCACGATGTTGAAATAAACATTTACGCATCAAAGGCCAAAGATGGCAACGGTGGTTTCTTACAAGCATCAAATATTGCTGATGCAATTGAAACAATTCTTTACCGATATAAGGGTACAATAGGCGGAAAAAGAATAGACCAGACACTTTTAAGCAATCAAGAGATTTTATTTGATAATTCAAGCCAATGTGCAAGGGTGATCATGGAATATAGTATTAGAGAAAATTTAACATAAAAAAATGACAATAGAAGAATTAGTTGCACTCAAGGGTGGTAAGTTTGTAGATAGCACAATAACCGGAACAAATAGCACAAATTACCGTTATGCGGTTGTGAATGCGGATTGTGTATTTAGTGCATTAACCGATACAGATGACAACGATGTGTTGACTGAATGGGGCATTAGTGGCAAGACCATAACCAAAGGGATGATCATTGCACCAGCGAGCGGTAAAGCACTTAAAACGGTAACACTTGCAAGCGGTTCAGTACTTTTAATCAAACTTTAAAATGTACGGTTACGGATACCAATATAGCGCAATTATAAATGGCGGTTCTGGTGGGGCCGTAAATCCTGCAATTGCTTTATTTGCTGCCTACAAATCAAGAGTTGAAACCGATGGCGGTACGGTTGAAAATGATAGCTGCACAATAACATTTTTAGAAAATATAATATGAGTACATACGATGACGCAAGTTTAATATATTACCCTTCGGGCTACAAAGCGGGGAAAGCTTATAGCTTAAAGCCAACCGATGGAAGTGGTGATTTGACCTTCACAAGAGCAAGTTCAGCAACAAGGGTAAACGAGCAAGGGTTGATTGAGACGGCAGGTGTTGTTTCGCCTACTGAGTTAGTTATAAATGGAGACTTTGCAACGGATACAAACTGGGTAAAACAAGCGGGTTGGAGTATTGGCGGGGGCGTTGCTACTTGTAACGGTTCAAGTGGAAGTATTTATCAAACTGGAGTTGTTGCGATTGGAAAATATTATAAGTGCCAATTTGATGTAACAAGCTTGACAAGCGGGGCTGTTGCTATAAGTGCAGGAGGAAATACAATCGGTCAATCAAGGACATCAATTGGCACTTATTCGGAAATTTTATATGTAGTTTCGGGTTCAAATGATAGGGCTTATATCCTATCGCAATCTTTTAACGGCTCAATAGACAACGTATCAGTAAAAGAGGTAATCACAAACAACATACCTCGTATAGACTACACGGGTGGTGGGTGCGGTAAGTTGCTTTTAGAACCGCAGAGAACGAACTTATTACTTCAATCTGAAGACATATCTTCTGCAAGTTGGACAAAAAATGCAGTAAGTATAACGGCAAATTCTACAACTTCACCCGATGGTACAACTAACGCAGATTTGATTACGGCAGATGGAACGACTACGCAACACTATATTTTGCAAAGTCAAGCGTCATCGGCTAAAACTATTTCATTTTTTGTTAAAATGGGAACTCAGAGATATGTTCAAATTTTAACATCGGGAAGCACAAACGCACTTGCTAATTATGATTTGCAAACGGGTGACGTAGGCGGTGTTGGTTCTGCCTCTACTGCCTCTATGGTAGATTATGGAAATGGCTGGTGGCGTATTGTTTTGACGTCAACTGACGCACTTACGGGTAGCGTTTATTTATGCTTTGTGAACTCGTTAGTCCAAGGAAGATTTCCATCAACCACAAGCACGGGAACTATTTGGATTTGGGGTGCTATGGCAGAAAATGGCGCAACATACGCCACTTCATACATCCCCACTACCACAACTGCGGTGACAAGGGTAGCGGATGCAAGTAGTACAACTTTTGGTTATAATCTAACTAATTTAGGAGGGGGGACTGTTTTGTTGGAATTAGATAAAATTGAAAAATGGGTTGATGGCAATGAGCCTATTTTTAACATTTACGATGGTGCAACAAGAATATTTCTTCTTAGAGGTGCAAATACTGACACAAGAGACATTAGGTTTCAAGACCTTAGCGGAGGGGGTAATTTAACGAGTCCAATACCGTTGTTAGCAACAAATAATAAAATTGCTTTTTCGTGGGATAGTACAAGTTCTTTTAAAGTATCAATAAATGGAGCGACAATTGCCGCATCACCTATAGGTGGTTTATTTAGCACAAATAGAATAGACATATTAACGGCTACTGATGGAAAATATAATATTGGCAGCTTAATAGTTATAGATGAAATTAAAAGTCAAGCAGAATTAAACGCACTAACAACATTATGAAATTTTTAAAATTTGAATTTGAGAACGAAGCCGAATGGCTAACGGTGAAAGATAGCCTTTATGAAGATGAGGCATTAATCCCAGAAGTAAAAGCTATACACGAAATAGGCTTTATATGTTTAGCCCAAAATGAAGAAGGAAATTGTATAGATTTATCAACTAAGTACGCGGTTGATATGCTTTGCGAGGAGATAGAATGGCTTGCACCTTTTGTAGTTTGGCCTAATCCTTCGGGGGTACATATCTTTGCGGGATGGGCTGAGGCTTACACGGCTGAGTATTGCAAGATTTACCCTGATTCACCTTATTGCGTAATACCAGAATAATGTTACTTAATGACTTGAAAATATACCTTCTAAACATCCTTTCTTTTGCCATATCA